CCCAGATTCGCTTACTTACAATACCTTCTGCCTCTTCTTCAAAGCATTTTGTACAACTACTAGGCACTGCGCCTTCTAGCATTAGTTTGCGTACACTTTTCATGTAGTCGCTGTTGAACATCTGACTAGGAAGTTGGTCTCCAAAGTTACTAGCTTCGCCATCTTCTTTTTTAACTAGCCCAACAGTATAGTCGCCACTTTCGGCACCACTTGCGTTGGCAACACAACATATACGAGCATCGCCGTTTGGTCTAGTAGCTAAGTGTATCCATGGAATAACACAAAACGATGCTGAACCAGTAACTTGCTCTAACTGTTGTTGCCAGTTAGCTAGTTCTTTATTTTCATGTTTCATCCAAAAGACTTTAGTCATTATTTGCTCTCTGTAATTTTCTGTTCATCTATACTTATAAAAGGACTGTACGGGCCGCACATTATTATACAAGTCGAACTGGACTTGTCCTTCCACTTTTGTTGCCACATGGTTTGCCATTCGTTGGTTTCAACAATATTTTTCAAACCTGTTTCGAGTACATTTAATCTCGGAAATCCTAGCACTTGATCTCGTACCAGGCCGCCTTCTTCTATGACTGAATCTTCTTGAAACAAATCATAAGACTTTAATAAATCGATATCATAACTAGTGTATAAAAATGCGCCAATCATACAGCAAGGACTCAGCTGATAATGAGCATCGATATATACTTCTTTATCCTTAATAGCAACACAATTTATTTTGTCTGCGTCAGGCCAATTTTGATGACCTTGTACATCCTTTTTACTTACAAATTTAATAGTGCTGTCACTTGGTTGTTCAAGATTGTATAAAAACTTGCCTTGTTCGTCAACTACAGGAAATGGACGAGCGTGTCGTCTGCTGTTCTTTACAGTAAACTTTTTAAATCCTGCTTCAGCGGCTACTGCTTCGGCGGCGGCAACTTGGTGCTCATTGTGTTTAAATCTAATAAACATCCATTCAGCGTTTCCACCAGCTTTGATAAATGTACGAGCATTTTTTAAAATTAAATCATAGTTAGTACCTACACGATATAAACTATGTGTATCTGCTAGTCCATCTAAGGCAAACACAACTACATGGTTATCTGTTAGCGCATTGAACAACTGTTTCCACCAAGCGGTTGATCTTAAACTACCATTGGTATGTATTTCAGTTTTAATATTAGGAGCGGTAATTTTAATGTATTCGCACATTTTGATAAGATCGGCATTCATTAAAGGATCACCAAAGTTACCACAAAAATTAATTTGCTCAAGTTGTGTTAGCACATCTGCTGTAAATATTTTTACAAAATCATCTAAGGTCCATTCGTTAATAGAAAGCAACGGATTTTCAATGCCGCCATGAACGTTACGTGGGCACATAGGACAACTGGCCTGACACCTGTTGGTAATTTCTACGTGAACACTTTTAAGTTCATTAAACTTAAACATTTTGTTTTCCTATAATCATAAACCTTTTATACAACGGTAATTCTAATTCGCTTGCCCATATTACGCTAATGCCGCATTGTTGTTTAAATTCTTCTAAATCTTTAGCAATACGAACATGCTCGGGAATATCATAATTGTTACTTTGTAAAACTAATAAACTGTTATGAGGCATTCCACTTAGCCACAGGTCATACTGATCTTGTGTAATATGCTCACAACTTGTATTGATAATAACATCGGCATCACTTCTAATTTCACACATGTCTGCTGTTACCGCATGAAATCGTCCTTGTATTTTTTCACCCTTGTTCATCATGGTGGCAATAGTTTCACAAGTTGGATCAATATCCACGCTACGAATATTTTTAATTTTAATATTACTTTGAAACAATAAACTGGCCAGCACACCTACCCAGCCGCCGTGTATATCTACAGAGACATCATCGACCCAGAATAATTTTTCTAACTCAGTGATTAACCACTCTTTACTTTTAAGTTGGCCGGACCAAAAGGCATCCATAGTACGCATGGGATCTTCACTTTCGCGAATAGCGCACATCCAGTAGTGCAGGTGTTCGGTATCAATTAACAAACTGTGCTCCTAACTTGTCAAAGTTACCACATTGTTTACTACACTCTATTAATGGAGTATTTTCTATCTTATCGAAATACCCAGAACCGAATATATCATATAATGAGGATTTATTTAAATTAGGAAATACTCCTATACTATCCATGTAGTCAATGCGATTTGCCTGCTTGGGCAACTGCCAATTTAAATCTAACCAACAGCACGGTGTCACTGTACCGTCTGCTGAAATATAAATTTGTTTTTGTTTCTTAGCCTTACAATTAATTTCTGTAGACAAAGAATTTTTTTCAACTAGTGGTATTATATTTTTACTATATTCTGTAGGATAAAGAACGTGTGTAGTTCGTCCCTCATCGTCTAGTACATGAAATTTATTTTCTACAAATCTTGAAGTATGTTTTACACTAAACTTTTTAAAACCCATGCGGTTACTAGTAGCTCGACAATCTTCTATTTGATGTTCATTATGTTTGAATGCTAACATGTGCCATTCAGCTTGGCCGCCTGCTTGTATAAATGATTGAGCATTTTCTATAATCTTGTTATAATTTGTGTCTATTCTATATAAACTGTGAGTATCGGCAAGTCCGTCGATGCCAAATACAACTCTAGTATTGGTATAAGCAAGTTGTTCCCACCATTGAGTGCTACGAGCACTGCCATTAGTGTGCATGCTTAACTGTATGTAAGGATTAACTTCTCTAATATGTTGTAGTATTAATAAACAATCTTGTGCTATTATAGGATCGCCTAAATTGCCACACATAAACAAACTGGTTAGTTGTTTAATAAATTCGTCAGAGAACCATGACTTGAACTGATCCAATGTTATTTCGTCGAGTGTAATTAATGGATTTAAAATACCTCCATTAATCCGCCGTGGGCACATAGGGCAACGTGCTTGACACTTGCTAGTTAGTTCTAAATGGATATCTCGTATGTCTGTTAATTTATACATTTTGGTATTTTACTATCGGCACTACTAACACACCTTTCTGTTACACAGATTTTAGGAGCAGAAAACAAAGTAAATTTTTCTATCGTGCCCAGAGGTTCCTCTTTACAGCTATAAGCCCTTTTAACCTCCGTACCTTTTATTATAACACTTTGATATCCACTATTACAAGTCCAATTGGTGAAACTGTTAAAACCAAGCGCATTAAATCTTTCTGCCTGGTCAATATAATAATCCTGTTTGCCGTCTGTTAATCTAATTTGATATCCTTCTTGCTGTTCAAAATCATCTTGCATAATTTTAATCATATCAGGAGTATAACCATCTACAATAGCAGTAGCGGTATCATTGCTTTGTGGTTTGAGTGTTACATTGATTCCTCTAGCACGTAAGCGTTCACAGCGTTCTAATGTGGCATAGAACTTATCGGGCACCATAACTTGATTAACTGTTACATGAACACGTTCATACATCAACTGTAGGCACTTGTCGCCGAACTCTTGTTCCTTGGCAAACTCTTCATGAAAGCTGGCTGTTATACTTCTACGCTGTAAACAGTCAGTAATATTACACCAATTGTTCCACCATTTTGAACCAGGCGACAAATTGGTAGTCATATGTATACTTTGGTAAGGACTTTCAGTTTCGTCTAGGTGCTTGATTAAATTGAGAAGATCTTTATAAGCGGTTGGCTCACCTCCGCTGAAGCTCCAGTGAAATTGAGTAAATCCATTCAAACGAGCTTGACGTTTTATCTCATTGACTGTAGACTTATATACTTCTAAAGTTTGGTGATCCGGTTGATCACTACGAGCATAGGGCCAACAGTAAGAACATTTATAGTTACAAAACCTGCCCAATATCCAACTAATGTTAAATAATGGACGATCCAACATAGTTTGCTGTCCAAACCGTTGTATTTTTTCGAATGGTATAAGAGAGAAATTCATTGACAGTATTTACAAAATGCGTTATAATAGTTACGTGGACGTGAGTGTAACTGGTAAACCTCCTCCAAGTAAGCTGACCCCCAGCTGAACGGAGGGATTGGGCCTTGCTCTTAGA